GAAGTTGAAAAACCATCTGTTTTTGTTGTTGAAACTACTTGACCAATCTTACCAAAACCACTAGCTGTTCCGCTATTTGATATTGTGCAGCCTGATGGTATTGAAAGAGTATCACCACTAGCGCCAAGAGTAATAGTCTTCGTAGCGTCTGTGCCTAAAGGCGAGATTGTTGATACTTTTAATGTGCTCATGTTAATTTATATCCCATAAAAAAAGAATTTTCACTAGATACTGTAGCATTACCACTAGCATTAAAATCACTTGTGTATGCTGTTATTTCCATTGTATCTCCCACACTTAAATTTTGAATAATAGATTGATTGACAGTTAAATGATTATAAAGACCATCATTAGGTCTTTGCACTGTTGTTCTAGGCATACCACTTGTAGAATTATTTTTTTTAAATTTTATTTGTGACCATTCTCCGTCATTACCTATTGCTGAGTAATCTGTAAAAATATTAGCGAAAAAATAATAAAGACCAGCCTCTCCACTAGGTACAGTAAAAGTTGTGCCGTCAAAAGCAGTATTACTATCTAATTCATTACTAGTAAAACCAGTAATAACAGTTTCCGTTCTTCTAGTTATAGTTTGGTCTGATGCTTTTTGTCCAAAAAAAAATGGCTTGTTTGCAGGAAAGTTTGTAAGTGTTGCACCTGACTTTAATGTTATCTGTGACGCATTAGTAGAACCAATTGTAATGTTAGAAGTTCCGCTTCTAGTGTCTATTGTATCTACGAGTATCTTTGACATCTATATACCAAAAGCCTCCTTAATCTCATCTACTGTTAATCCTAAGTCTTGGAGTTTTTTCTTTGCAGATGCTGTCTTTGTTTCTTTGTCTGTTTCAGCTTGATCATAGTCAGCTTGTAATTGTGCTAATCCATCAGTGCATTCTTGTTCTGTTGGTTTAGTTTTTGAACTGTCGTGAATGATTAGATTTTCGTAAACTTTGTTTTTGCTATTACTCCAACCAAACCAAGCACCTTCATTTAAAGTTATTAAATAATCTTCAATATGATTTGGTCTACCATTAATGTCCATTATGTATCTCCTAATCTAATAAATGAAAATTTAGTATAACCATCAGTTCCAGCTCTTGTTGTCATGGTCCCACCAGTATCTACTCCAAACTTTACTTGGCAATTAGATGTATCAGTAACATCTACAAAATCTGAACAATGCATGTTAAAATCTTTATTGGCTACAGCAAATCTTTGACCACTTGAAGCAACCTTATTAAATGTTGCACCATCAGTAGCAAAATAGATAAATAAAGTAGCATTGGTTGTGTCACTTGAATTTCTAACAGTTGTAAAAGCACTAACATGATAAACACCAGTAGATGGAAATGAAAAAACACCCGAACTTTCTGTGATTGCTGTTCCTATACTACCGCCTTCTGCTGATAGATTTGAAGTAAAGAAAAAATTAGAACTATTGCTTTGGTCTGAAGTTAAATTAAATTGTTGAGCTACAGTTATTCCATTAGTGCTAGCAATACCTGATAACGATGCACCGCTAGCCAATGCAATTGTATCACCACTCGCTCCTAGTGTTAAACTAGTGCCTGATTGTGGTTCAAGGTTATCTACGAATATTGTTCCCATTAAATTCCAAACGCCTCTTTAATCTCATCTACTGTCAATCCTAAATCTTGAAGTTTTTGTTTAGCAGATGCTTTCTTTGCTTCTTTATCTGTAGCTTCTTGGATAGCTTGTTGCTTTTGTGTTTTGACTTCATCACTATCATCAAATGTTCCATCAGATTGTTTGACCATATCTGCAAAGACATTATCAGCTACTTCTTCCCAACCTTCTACTTGCTGATAAGAAATCATTTTTACTATATTATTTTCTATTAATGCGTATTTCATTTTAAGATACCTTCCATATTTGAACATCTGTGTAAACCTCTGTGGTTTGATTAGCAGCTATACCTAATCCATTTGTTGATATTGCAAACTCTGTATACATTTTAATTTCAAAAACTTTTTGTGAAGCAATAGTAAATCTACCTATGATTCTATTAACACCTCCATTTTCATACCCAGACCTATTACTATCACCAACTATTGTGTTACTACTATCAGTTACATTGTACAAAAAAGACTGATTTATACCCGTATTTCTCTGTGGAACAAATGCTAGTATATAGTATGTACCACTAGGTAAAGTAATTTGATTAGATGATAAACTTGCTCCTGTAATTTCGTTTGTTTTAACTGTGTTTAAAGTTCTTGTTTGTGTTCCCGCAGAGCTGGCACCCGCACTTGTGTTTTGAGATTTTTCATCTCTAACATGAAGTAATTGACTTTCAAAATTACCACCAAACCCATTAGCAGTTCCATTGTTGGTAATAGTTACTCCACTAGGCACAGTAAATGTATCACCACTATCACCAAGAGTTATAGATGTCCCACCTGAAACAGGTGTAATTTTGTTTACTTCAAGTGTACTCATACGACTGTCAGATTACCCTCCACTGTAATTGTTCCTGTAAATGTAACAGGACCTGCTAAAAATGCGTTATCGGTTGATGCTACTGTGGTCGTAGCGGTTATAGTTTGTAAGTTTTCATATACACCATTAAATGATGTCATCATACTTGGTTGTATGCTGTTTGCACCAGGGGTGTTTTGATCCAATAAAATACCGTTTAAGAAAATAACAAAGCAAGTATCAGTTGCTGCTAAGGCTGTTGTAAAAGTTATTTGTGCACCGTTGACTGAATAGTCTGTCGTTGGTTTCTGCCTCACTCCATTACGAAGAACGGCAATATCTTCAGGGACTGCTGCTGCTGCAGAAAGTGCGTATGATACAGATCCATCACCTGTTAATGTTTGAACTGGTGTAGTGGTTGTGAAATTTTTTGTGACTGGATTACCAAGATACCCCATGCTAACCCCTATGTGCTAATACTATCAATTAAGGAAACCCAACCATGCAGACTTGCTGCAGTATCACTTTGTATTTTCAAAATATCTCCCGATTGAAGTACAATTTTCGATCCACCATCTATGGCCTCATATTGACCACCTGCTGCAATCGGAGTTTGATAAACTAAATATGAATCAGCAGATCCACCACTCGCAGTGCTTGTTACATAAACATTTGCTTTAATGGTTGCATTTGTAATATTGGTTAATCTAATACCTATGATAGTGTCATCACTATTTGATGTCATTACAGTTCTTGCGGTTGTGCCTATAGCTATATCACCAGAACTGTTGAAAGGTATTTTTCTTTCAAAATCTTGGGCCACTTAATTATCTCCTATTCATATTTGTATCAGAGCGCTACACTCATTGCAATTACAAACCCTGCGCTAGCTCCTGCTGATCCACTAGATGCAGCAGTAATACGCCCTTTTGCGTCAACTGTAATATTAGCTGAGGTATAACTCGCTGCTGAAACTCCTGTGCTTGCCAATGTCATCGCACCACCTGAAGCTATTGTTGCATCACCAGACATATCCACTTCTTCAAAGGATGTGCCATCTGCAACTAGAATCTTGTTTGCTGTATTTGTTGGAAGTTTTAATTTAGCGCCGATAGTTAGATCATTGCCAATAGCAACATTATTACTAGCATCTTCAATAACTGCTTTTGAAGCAGGCATTGTGCAAAAAATATCTTTTGTGCCAGCTGAAAAGTCTACTGCATTGTCACTATTAGAAGATGATATAACTGTAGTTCTAGCTAAATCTGAACTATCAGCATCTAATGTGCCTAATCCTACTTCGAACTCCGAGGTACCTGGGTTAAATATTGCATAATATGTAGTATTATTATTACCAATTCCTGTGCCAAATGTTTCAAATCCTTGAACTGCACCACCGAGAGCAAAAGCTCCTGTTCCTGTGGTTGTAGTTGTTTCTTTTACTCTGTCATTAATTACGAAAGCCATGATATTTTATAGCATTAAGCTACCTCCCTGTCATCTACTTCTGTCCATGTATTTGTATTACTGTCATCTACTGGTGTCCACGCATTTGTTACTCCCGGTACTACAGGAGACCAAGCAAGCACACCCGGTGTTGCAATATTGACGGACATTGCTATGCCTGTTGGAGTAGCGATTGTTTCAGGAGCTGCGGTAGCGGTTCCTATTGCTGAGGACAATGCAATACCTGTAGGCGTTACAGTAACGCTCGGTGTTGCAATGGCTGTGCCAATACTTGAAGTAATGGCAATACCCGTAGGAATAATTGTTACATCCCCTCTAAATGACTCTGTTCCAATAGCAGTAGACATAGACTGACCATTGCCTGTCAAATCTACAATTAAATCACTTGTAAATGTGGCTGTGCCTTGAGATGAAGATATTGCTATACCTGTTGGTTGAGCAATAACTGCACTTGATTGTGTTGCAGTCCCTATAGCAGAACTTAAAGATATACCTGAAGGAAGGTTAACAACGTCTGTCCTTACGGTTGAAGTTCCAACGGAGGTGTTTAGTAAGTTTTCTGAACCAACAATAATAGAAGTTTCACCACCAGCTTCTATTGAATATGGCCCAATATTTTGAACTGCAATAGAAACTCCTGTTGGAGTTGCAGTAACATCAGGTAAAAATACTGTGACAGAGGCTTGTGTTGAACTAAGTGCAATACCTGTCGGTGTTGCAGTAACATTACTAAATGCTGTTTCTGTGCCAATAGCCGTTGATAGGCTTTGGCCCGTAACTGAAACACTTACATCGTTTATGCCTTGTGAAGCAAATGAATCTTCAGCAAATGTGGTTTTACCAAAAAACATAACGCTTTACCTGGCGTTAATTTTAAGTGATTCTTAAAATTGCACTAGAAGCATCGTTCGTAGGGAATTGTACTGTAAAGGTTCCTGATGTTGAAGTTTTAACTGCACCAAAATCTAATACCATGACTGCTGCATTTGTGTTTGTTGTAGCAGAAGTATTTGAATTATAAATAACAGCAGCTTGTGCTGAAATAGTTGCACTTGTAAAACTTATATCACTGAAATCAATAAATGAAGTATTGTTTGTTTTTCCTGCTCCAGTGCTTGTTAAGTTTCCACCACCTGCAGAATATGTGCCAGAAGCACTTACTTCTTGAGAAGTTGTATATGCAGTTGTTGTATTACTTAGAGAAGCAGAAGCACCATACAAAGCTAATTTAAATTGATCTCCACCAGAGGAACGAAAGTCGTGTTCACCTTCTAACAACTCCTTTTTGAAGCTATCACATACCGCTTGTGTAATCGCCATCTTTATTTACCTCCTGGAGCCACTGATTGTAACGGCACACGCAGGACTCCGTCTGCGTATTCGTCTCTTCGTTTTCTGCCCATTTGAGTGACAGATAATCCTTGTACAGCTTGATTGTACTTTTGATCGTATAATTGCACATATGTAGGATTTTTCAAGTAAGAAAAAGCCTCTGAAACTGTGCCATAAATTAAAACCTCTGATGCGTTATTTGAAAGAAAAGTTGTTGTGGTTGTTCCTGAAGATCCATTGCCTAACCTTTCTGGAGTTCTGTTATACCAAAGTTCAACAGTAAGAGCAGCATTAGGTGTAGGAGCAAGAATCAATGTATTTTGATCCCAGTTTGCATAATACCTCGGAGTTCCAGTATTGTTAGCTCGATCAAGATTGTACTCGTCAATAAAGGTCGTATCTCTTTGTTCTAACCAAGTTCTATCTGCATTTCCATCAACAATTTGTACACCACGTTCAAAATCAAAATCATCAGGCATAGTTAAAAAAGGACTACCAATTGTCAAAGAAGAGGTTGCAAATTTTCTAAAAGCATCTAAATCAAGTTGCTTTTGAACCTTATTTTCAACATTAGTAATAAATACGTTAATAACTGTATTTGATAACACCTCAGAGTTTACCTCTGTGTAGTTTCTTACATTGTCTAATAATTCGCTATAGTTCATGGTGTACTAATTGAGTTACCCATACCTGAGTGACTACTGCAATAATAATATAGTGTTGGGGCACTAGATGCTACTGTTATTTCTAAAGCTCTAGTTGTTGCTGAGCTATAACCACTAGCATAAGCGGACTGTGATACTGAAGATCCATTAATTTTAAATGTCACGCCAGTTGTATAAACTGACCCAGAATTGTGACTACCATCAGATGTGGTGCTTAAGAAAAAAGGATGTGAATTAACGGTGTTATCACTCAAATTAAATATATATGTTTCGCCTTCGTTTAACGTTAAGACAGGTCTTTCAACACTATCAATATAAAAAGCATTTCCACCACCAGACTTACTACCCACAGTTACTGTATATGTGGTTGTACTAGCTGTAGACACAGTTACAACACCTTGAGCAGATTTAACAATAAGCTTTTTGTGAGGTGTTTGTGGTAACATGCTATTAGAATCTGTTGGATTTGAACCATCTGCTGGTGATGTGCTTTGTTTAGTTGTGAGAAACGCACTATCTCCTGGCTCACCTAAAAAAACAGTCATAGGCATTGGCTGTGAAAATGTATCAAATGTTGCATCATCAGGCCCTGTAGGTGAGTCGTCTTTTAATATTTTATTTGATTCTACTCTTGGATCTTGTAAAGCTTCAGGATCTGGTGGATGATAAGGTGGATCTAGTTGTGGATGTTTTGATTCATAGCATTCTGGACATGTAAACAAACCATTCCATTCTTTTTTTAAATCTTGATACTTGTATTCCTGTCCACATCTATCACAGATGGCTCTTGAAAAACGACCTGATGCAAATGCCATATCTTACCCCGATGGATAGAAGTTTTGCGGAACAATATTAACTGATGTTGATTGACTATCTTCTGTTAAAGCTCTCTGTAGTTCAGCTTCGTATCTTCTCTCTAACTCTTGTGAAAGTTGTGGTGCAATTTCCTGTGATGTGTAATAAGCAAGTCCAGATACTAAACATGGTAAAAATCTATATGGAGCATCTGCGGTGTTTGTATAAGCTCCCACATCTTCTATTCTTCCAACATAAAAATAATTAATGTTAGTTCCTGTTGTGTCTGGTGTTAAAAATAATTTTATCTTAACTGCTGATAATTCTCTTCTTACATAATATTGACTTGGTGTGCCTTGTGATTGTTTGTTTGGTAAGTTTTCATATTCAGATCTAGATATTTTTGTCATGCTTGTATCAGTCAAGCCATCTGAACTTCTAAACACCACTTCTAAAACATCGGATGCATCTGAGGGTGCTGTATATTCTGTTGTGCCAGCAGTTAAACTTTGTGTATGATTTTTTATTTTCCAAAGGTGAATACCTCGGTTACCCCATTCTGAAAAAAGTAAATTAAGATTATCTCTAGCTGCAGACAATTCATAACCTGTTCTCACCTGTGTATTACAACGTGCATAAGCACGCTCAATAAGGCGATCAATACTTAAATCAAAATCAGTGGTACCCGAGGTAGCCATAAATTACTTCTTCTTTTTCTTTTTGACTTGTTTTTTTGCTT